ATCAATAATATTGCCTAAAGAAATATTCAAAGATCTTCTAGCTCTTCTCACAAGTCCTGGACTATAATTATCAGAAACCTTAAGATTAGCTTTAAGTTCAGGTGGTAGTAATTCTAAAATAACTTTTTCAACCGCATCTTTTTTAGAATTATAATTATTTTCTTTAAGATAATTTTTAACCGTTAATTCCTTCTCTCCTTCTTTAATAACTAGTTCACTAAGAACTTTAGTTGGTGGTATTATTCCTAAACGATCAGTTGTCATATCTGTTCTTACTCCAACGATATTTCCTGCATCAATCCAGTTTTTATAAGCTACATTAACATCATCCACCCCGTCTGGCATTAACCTAGTTGCACCTCCAGTAACAAAATCTTTAAAGATTGCGGGTTTTTTAATAAAGTCTGTAGAGCCGTCTTTAAATGTTAAAGTGATTCCAGTATCTGATAGAGCACCCGTAACCCCTTTATAGCCTTCTTTTTCTTGTATTCTTCCAATTATAGAAGCCAAACCACTTTCAGCTTTCTCAGCATTCCCAGAAAAAATATCACTTAACTCACTAATATAGCCTACACCTTTTTGCTTAGACTTAGCCACCCCGCGGCTGTATTGTCTGTCAGCAGAACTATCTTCTCTGCCTGTTTGAACCTTCTCTAGACTAGCACGTATTCTAGCGCGAAGAATCTCTTCTGCTTCAGTTTTTTGAGATTCAGACAGAATAGGAACAAAAACACCATTCTCATCTTTTTTTGTTAGTATTTTTTTATTACCAGACTTATTGGCTTCTGCTGCATCTTGAGTCATATTATACTCTGGATCTAAACCTAAAATATTGGCGATAACTTCATCCGAAGCCATCATCCCCTTAATCATGCTAGTTTCCGCATCCAAATATTTTGGGTTGTTCATCGCGGTCTTAATAGATTTTATACCACCTTGGGTCAAGGCTATAGTTGTGGGAGACAAAACTTTATTTGCTTTTGAAACCATTGAGTCAATATCTGGAGTATTAGCTCTATAGGTCATTCGTGTAGATAGTCGATTTATATCTAACAACTTCATTGGGTCGGTTGAAATCTTTTTGGTAATAGGGTCTCTCGTGGCAATTGACATTCTTCCATTTATAGGATTAATATAAACGCTTTTGTTTTCAGTACTAATAAACTGATCAAGATCTTCATGATTATACCTCTCCGTAAGACCAGCCTCGTTCGCCTGGACACGCTTTAATAGCTGTGCTTGTTGTGCGGCTTGAGACTCTGCCGCTGTAGCAAGTTGGTCAACACCATCATTTATAACTTGTCTTTGTTTTAAAAACTCTGAGGGTCGTAACCCGCTCCATCCACCCTTCTGCATCTCGCCTTGTGACATCAATAAAAATTCACGTATCTGATCTGCGGCGTCCATATAAAATTCACTATTAAGCTGGCTTTGATCAGCCCCTAGCTTATTAATATTTTTTACATCTTCAATAGTTTGAAGTTCAATCTCTTGTCTTTTGTCTGCTCTTCTTTTGCTTTCTAGGGCTAAATCATCAGATAGCTGAGTGCCAATAGCTCCCCAATCAACAAACGCCTTGTCATCTCTTTTTACATATCCATAAAACGATTTTGCCATTGTAATATATTTTTATTGGATCCACCAAGGTTTCTTACTCACTTGAAAATTACTGTTGTCAAGCCCCAAACCTTTTGTTAATTCATCAGAAGAAAGCCCTGTCACTTGCGCGATACCATCAAGCCCCGCCATTTCCCCTGCAGAGGCATTACCTAAAGTTGTTCCCATTGGCGCATCTAATCCTGCACCATACAAAGGATTTATTGTGGGGTCAGAAAATCCAGCTAGAAGACCTCCAGCTAAAGCTGTTGTTCCACTCATTAAAGCAGCGCCCCTCTGTGCTTGAGCTTGCGCCGCGGCAGCTTGTGCGCCCGTAGCTTCAAGTTTAGCAATATCAGAAAGGTCATCAAAAGATTGAGCCTCGTCTTTAGCAACAAGCTTGTCTCTTTCAAATAACGCGTTAGCCATCTGACCCTGTATTTGTTGTTGTGCCTTAGTCACCCCCGCTTGAAGGCGACCAACGCCTCCTAATATGCTTCTTGCCCCAGACTCGCGCAAAGCCTCAACGCCTTGTTGTTGTTGAGCAGTTAGCTCTCTTTGAGACAACTCGTAGGCCTCTAATGGAACTTGAACTTTTTCATAAGCTAGTGTGCCTGCAAAATCTTTTGCCTCACTAATAGCTTTTTGTGCCGCTATCTCAGAGTCTTTCATTAGTTTATTTTGCTTAGCCGCTTGAGAGTAGCTAAGACCCGCTCCAATCAGCTTAGGTAAAACCACTTTTGCCGCTGCTATTAAAACTTGAGGTGGTATTGGTATCATAATACTATAATGTGGGTTAATACAAAGGTAACGAAAATCATGGATATGATTTAAATATACTAGACTCTACAGTAAATAGCTCTACATGGGTAGTGCTTGTGTTCGTTAAAGTAAACTCACAATAATATCCCATAACTCCTTGGGATTCCGCTTGTGGGTTTTTAACGGCAAAAATATAGTTGCCATTAGCGGGGACAGCTCCCGTTAAAGTTACCGTAAGAGTCTTTCTATCTGCCGATACAGCCGTTAGGGAACCAACCTCCAATTCTGGATTTAAGTCCTTGTATATCTTATCGCCAATGCTAACAATGGGGTTTATCGCAAAAGCAAATACTAGCGTGTATGTAGTCCCCACATTACTAACTGTAGTTACATTGCCTATGCCATCAACAGACCTCATGTGAAAATTAACGGGAGACTCATTCGCCCTTATAGAGGCATAGTAGCTCCCCTCTTTTAAGTCATACCACGCTGAGTTTATAACGCCAGTCTCTAGGTTTGTCTTGAAGGCGGCTCCCCAAGGACTGTTTGCCTCTAAGGATAAAGTCTTAAATTTTTTAGATTCGGTGGGGCTAACATTAAAAACACTTGTCACTGTAGAAGGGTAGCTTACATTGTAAAATTTATTTCTACCTTCATTTGTGTTATGTCTATATAAATTACCCGCTTTAAAAGTATATAGGTAATTGTTCATTCCCATTATATACTCAGGTATATAAGAGTAAAAAGAAGGAAATCCCTTTACAGATTCGCTATATGTTATAGTATAATCACTCATGATACACAACCTATTGTTAGTTCATACTCTGTATTTCCCGCAGGGGTAATCTTAACAACTGCCTGCGTTGGGTACTTTGTTGTCTTAGGAACTGATAGCGTTCCGCTAGATGTTACAGCGTTACTAGTGGTAGTGACACCATTGTATATTACAGTAAAAGTTATATTACTCTCAATTGCTTGAATCGTGTATGTTAACACGAAGGCATTACCACTTGCGCCCACGTTTCCAAGCTCTACAGTAAACTCTCTAACCACTGCGTCATTTGCATTAATCTGCGCTCCACAAGGAATGATTGTCTCACCCATATCAACTTCATCGTCTTTTATAGACAATACATATTCGTTCATGTACGGGTCATAGCCCCCTAGTTTTTGTCCATCAAAATATTCAATAAACCTATCTCTAAACCAAGATCTCATGCCATAGCTAGATATAACCTCTAGTTGCTCGTTGGCTCCAGCACCACTTAACCTTATTACTGCTCCTCTTTTGGCATCGGTAAAGTAACGATCAAAACCATACGCAGTAAAGCTCTCTGGATTAAAACTGATACCATATTCTTCTATTCTTGCAATCTGATTTCCTATAACCTCTGGTATAGAACTTACAACTCCGCCTGCGCCTGGAGAGCTTAAAAGGTTTTTTGATGCTAACACATAACTTATTTTATCTTCTTGAAGAACCAAAATGTCCGTTGCTCTAGAGTGAAGTTTTTGAATAGCTCCAAAATTTTGATCTAGGTCTTTAAAATTAGCAAGAGCCAAATTAAACTCATTTAAATTGTTGACATTTGTCGTGGGCTGATATACTCCACTATATGTCAAGCTAGCGTTATTTCTTGTTTGGCGATACCCCTCTGCGCTTTCGCTATTAACTCTACTTCCTAGGGTCACAGGGTCACCTGCTATTAAGTCTTCAATCTTAAACCCTTCAACTCCGTTTCCAAATGTATATGCGCTAAAGAAATCTAGATTAATAATTGCTGGTTGAGATCCTGTTTGCGTTTGAGCATTGCCTTGATGAAATCTATTGGTGATAGAAAAACTTTGAGATCCTTCAAAAAACACACCATTTGCAGATAAAGAAGGTATTGTTTCAAATACTAAAAATTCAATATCACCTTCACTAGGTGAAAAATTAAAATTATTAGCAACGACTTTAGCGTATAGCCCTGTTTTTGAAAATATTCCTATTGCAGCTTCTACAGTTATATCTAAAACCTCCACTTCTGCTAGATTATTTAAATGGCCAAAAGAATCTACCTTACATATTAATGTATCTCCTACAGAAAACTTTGTTTGATTTTCGCCCTCTAAAAGCATAAATATAGTGTTGTCAATTCCTGAAGTTTCAATGTCTGCTCTTTTTATGTAAACAGTTTCAAATGCATTTTGAGAGGCTTGAATAGCAAACTTATATCTAGATGCCCAAGTTGGAGCAAGGTTGTTTATTGTTGCCTTAAGAAAATTTCTAGTATCTGATGCGCTTGCGGGAATAAACTGAGTATTTGTTTCAGAGGTTAAAACAGTAGAGTTTCTACCTTCAGCATCCATGTAAATAATTCCCACTTCATAGTCTCTATTACTGTGCAGAGTTCTGTTAAAGTCACTTTTTATATAGCCCACGATAGGATTAATAACTTCAGAATAAAAAGCAAGTTTCGCAGTACCTCCCGCTTGAACATACATTATTGCGGGAACTTGAAGACTCACAAGATTTGGGCTTACTCCTGAAGAAGTTATGTTAAAAGATTGATTATTAGTTCCACTACCATTAGGGGGAGTGCCAATAAAGGTTCCGTTTTTTTGCCAAATTATTGATTGAAAATTACCATTTGGATTATAATTATCTATTGGTACAGGAATATCACAACCAAATTTATCACCAAATGTCAAGCCTGAACAGAAGTTAGGTGTGTCTTGCATAGTTGAGGCAGTGCCAATGGCTGTTTGAAATACAGTTGAGGTAGTTATAAAATTATGTATACTAGAATAATTTCCGTCCACAGTAATACTTATGGAAGTTCTAAAGCGGCTATATGTAGTGCTAGTGGTGTAACTAGGGCTAGATGTTCTTGAATTATACTCAAATCCAAGCTCTATTGTTATTATATCACCAGTCTGTAGAGTTACGTTTGAAAAATTAAACTGAGCAGAATCCTTTGTTCTTACAAAAGGCTGACTAGTAAACCCATCATTATATGATACTCCGCTACTAACAACTGCGGCTCCAATTTCGTCTACATTTATAACTGACTCACTAACTAGTTCTGTGGTGTAATTTATGAGTAACGGCTCTCCGTTAGGGTTTGTTACATTATATCCCTCAACATAGTTTCCGTAAAACAGACGATTAGTCATAACTGTTTGAGCCTTTGCCTTTAAAGGAACATTATCAAATAATCGTAAAAGCTCATCAGAAGATAATGTGGAAAAAATCTTACTATTAGAAAAATCAACCGTTTGAGTTGTGTTGTCCGCCCAGCCTTCTTCTTCTTTGTTAAATTTCTGAATTACATTAACTATGTTTGAGTTGGTTACCTTAAAACATAAGTCTATGCCTATAACACTAGCTCCTCCAGTGGTAAAAGAAACTTCTGCAGCATTAAATGCATTTCGCATACCAGAGTTTGAGTATAAATCTTCTGAAACTTCATAAGGGGATGGACAAAAAGCTAAGTCAGAAAATTGAGATAGAGCGCTATATTGAAAGTTCTCATACTTATAGCGATATGCAAACGAAATAAAATTTGTCTCCATAAAGTCATCAGATCCACTTACATTTTTTAATGTAAATGTTGGAGACGTTATAGGGGCTGGTCGTAACACACTAATGTCTGCCTCAATAAAAGAGTTGGCGTATTGTCTATTTACATCAATAACCCTTGGTGGGTTTAAATCATCTGTAAAAAACAAGAAGTTATCTATTAAGTCCACCCCAGTGACTAAGAACTTAGGGTCAAAGTTTAAAACAGATGTAGAGATTAAGTGATAGTTAAGGGCTTGAATGTTAGTGTTGTATGACGCCACCATGTCTACGCCTCTAGTGGGGTCGTGAACAAACCAATACATAGTCTCCGTTGTCCCGTCCTCGTAAGCTCCAATACACACAGCGTTTGCGCTTAAAACACTTCCGTTATATTCTAGTGTGGTTATTTGCTCATTGCCCTTTGTGTTCTCTACCGCTCCAATAGTAGTACCCTCAGTTGAGCCTAATCGTATATTCAGAGCGTCTCTATACTCGCCCATAGGGAGTATCCTTTCATCGACGCCTTTATTCATGCGCCCTTTTATGAAATTAGTTTGTATGTCCATGCTACTTAAGCCACTTATTCTGACCTCGCAAGTTCATAAGCAGACGACCAGGGTGAATGTTACTGATTCTTATCTTGGCATTTCTTAACAATGCTGTCTTTTCTTTTCTAGACCTACCAACAATATACTCTTGAACGCCTAGCTTAGAGGATAAGATGGCGTATTTAATGTGAGCATACACATAGTCTTCAAATAGTTTATTTACGCTTATAGAAGCGATGTCTCCACCTTCCATTCCGTCAGACACATACTCAAGTATTGCTATCTTATCTAACATCCCAGAGCTGAAGTTTATAACGCCTGCCGACTTATCAATTCTAAAAGTAGGGTTAGCGTTTGCCGTTTCAGTATTTAGACCATATCTAGCCCCTACATTGTACTCAAAATACCAAGAGCCATCACAACACCACCCCTCTCTTCCGTTGAAGTTGGAGTTGTTTTCGTTTAGGTATATACTTTTTTTAGTTCCTTTTATTCTTTCTATATCTATATTAGAATATTCTGGCTTTAATATGTTCCCGTTTTGATCAAATAAAACCCTACTCTCGTTGTCTTGAAGATAAGCGCTACTTGAGTTTAGCTGAATGTTTTCAGTAAGAGGGAAAATAACCCCATCTCTATACAGAGATATTCTTACCCAGTTTACATAGTCAGAAGGAAGAACAAATCTTAATTCATTGTCAACACTTAACTCTAGCGCCTTAATCTCTTTAAACGCATCATAGTTTAATTCTTGAATCGCCCTTTTAGCGTGGAACAATACTTGATATCTCTCTACGTTATTTACTAGCTCATTATTGCCAGCATATATAGCCATAAAGTTATTTACGATATCAGATAGGCTCGTGTATTGATACGACCCCCAATTTGTTTCCTCTGCAGGATTGGTTCCGTTTGTGTAATATTGAAACTGATTTAAGTATGCCATATGTTATTTTTCTGATTGAGCTTCTTTCGTTAATTCACTATCTGCAAATTTAACCACATCACCCTCTCTTATTGAAACTCCCGCATATTCTAGAATCTTCATGACTAAGTCTGGCTCATCTGACAAAGGAAGCTCAAAGTCTTGATAGTCTGCCGCAGAAGCATTAAATACTGGGCCTCCAGAAGTCAATTGCACCCATGTCCATTTTGGCTCTTTAGGGTTTCTAATATAGTATGCGGTTATATCCGTCGCTCCAGTTATTGTGGTAGGGTAGACGGCAATGTTATCTCCCCTCTCAACATATAAAGGGAATGAAGTAGTCGGGCCCATCAAGGTTGATGCAGTTAAGTTTCTTATCTTATTCTCTTCTACCTTCTCTACTTCCACACCTGTTGGCGTATACTCCACAACGTTTAGTAAATAATAGTCTTCGGGAGTAATATAAGTGTTTACTGCTGGATTTGCGGCAGGAGCAAGAATTGCGGTTTTTGAAAAAGAAGCTATTACTTCTTCGTAGCTTTTCGATATGTCTGCTAGCCCCGTGCCTGATTGACGGGCGTTTTCTTTTACTATTTGATAATTTAAGTTATAAAAATAATCCTCAAAAAGATCCATCTGCGCTTGTTTAGCAAACAGATTAAAATCCGAGGGGGATATATATCCGTAGTTATTTTTATTTAATACCGATAGTACAGTAT